CATGGTGGCGTATCCCCGAAAGCGGCACAATCTGCCATCGAGCGATTTAATCGCGGAGAATTGCCTCTACTTATCGGTCATCCAGCCAGTATGGGTCATGGTCTCAATCTCCAAGAAGCGTGCAATCGGGTCTGTTTCTACGGAATGACCTGGAATTTCGAGCATTACGACCAAGCTCTCCGTCGGGTTTATCGTCAGGGGCAGCAGCAGAATCACGTCATTGTGTACCGAATCGTGGCCCGGGACACACTGGATCAAGACGTAATTGAGTCTCTTAAATCCAAAGATGATGTGCAGGCTGCCTTCGTGCGAAGATTAAAGACGTTCAAGCGATAATGCTTGCTTTTCCCATGCGATCGAGCTATACTCGCACTGTAGTTTCCATTTTCCAAACAAGGAGGCCCCATGGCCGAAGTGAAGCCGCAGACCCAGCCGGGAGCGACCGCCCCGGCGAACAAGCCCGCCACCCCGTCGCCCGCGACGGCTCCGCGGGACCGTACGAGCAAGAATTTCGACAAGAACGCCACCATCACGCTGAAGTCCGAGAAGAACCCGAAGCGCGTCGGCTCCAAGTCCTACGATCGCTTCGAGCACTACAAGACCTCGAAGACCGTCGGCGACTTCATCGCCAAGGGCGGCACCTTCGGCGATCTGTCCTGGGATTCGGCGCGGGGCTTCATTACCATCTCCGGCTACACCCCGAAGATGGTCGAGAAGAAGGCCAAGGCCGAGAAGCCCGCGGCTCCGGCGCCCGCCGGGACCCCCGTCCCGCCGACCGCCGTCAAGGGCCAGCCCGCCGTCGCCACGAAGTAACCGTCGCCGGCGTCCCCCCTGAGAACACCCCTCCTGGTGAGGGGTGTTTTCTTTTGGAGATCTGATCCATGCTCATAGCCATTCCAAGTAGAGCTCGGGCCACGCGGCAGGTGACCTTGATGACTCTACCGCAGGAAATTCGAAAACAAGTCCTTCTAGTAGTCCCAATGGAGGAAGTTAAATCGTATGTCGGATTGGGAGCGGCGTCCATCGTAGGTATGGACACTCCAGGAATTGGCCCTGCAAGACAAGCAATCTGTGACATTGCCCTAAGCGCGGGCCAGTCCAAGGTCTTGATGCTAGACGATGACCTTGTCTTCGCTACTCGCCGGAAGGACGACCCCAGCAAATTCCGGACCTCTACCGACAGTGAAATCGTTAAGGCAATCAACGACATAGATCTTTCACTGAATATGTTCTGCCATGCGGCGATTGCTCCGCGTGAGGGTGGCAATCGCAGAACGGAACGTTACATCACGAACACCCGCGCGCTCCGCGCCTTGGCGTATCGCGCTGATATCCTAAGATATTACGACATCAAGTTCAGCGAAGTTAGCTTGATGGAAGATTTCTACGTCCAGCTGAGCCTTCTTACTCGGGGGTGCGCCCACCGAACCATTAACTGGATCGTGCAGAATCAAGGCGGGAGTAATTCCGCCGGTGGATGCTCTACGTATCGAACGATGTTTAGTCAGGGGCTGGCCGCGCGTCAACTTCAGGAGAAATTCCCGGAGTTTGTAAACGTTGTCAAGAAGACTACGAAGACCGCGTGGCAGGGGCAAGAACGAGAAGATGTAATCATCCAATGGAAGGCAGCGTATGAATATGGACAACGACGAGCAAGCGGAGCGGAGGGCGCTCCTAGCATATTGGATCAAGGAGCGCAGGAAGATCCTCCAGCTGAAGCTGGAGGGAGCACCCCGCCCATGGACGAAGGACTCGATCCTCGATAGCTATCGCTTTACCAATGTTCGAAGAGAAGATGATCGAGTCACCCGGTGGATCGCCGAACATTGGCGGAACCCATTTGTTTTCCATGAGAATCTCTTTCCGGCTCTGGTTCTTGCTCGCCTTCTCAATCTCCCTGAGACTCTGGCCGACCTCGGCTTTCCGGACATCTGGAGTGACGAATACATCCGAAATAAGATCAAAGCCCGGCGAGCTCTCGGAGCCAAGATCTTAAATGCCGCCTATCTCATCACGACTTGCGGCGTCCAGATGGATAAGGTAGATTACATCGTGGATATCGCGTCTACGGTTCAGGACCACACCACGAGATATCTCCCCGGAGAACACTCTCTTGAGTGTTACTTTGGATACTTCCGGCAATTCAAAGGACTGGGCAGCTTTCTGTCTGCTCAGATTGTCGCAGACATCAAGAATATACCTCACCACCCCCTCGAAAAGGCCGCAGACTGGTGGAGCTGGGCAGCAGTAGGGCCGGGTAGCCTGCGGGGTCTCCGTGCGGTCCTGACTGGTCAGGACGTTACTGAGAGGCATTTTCTGCCCCTTGCTACCCAGCTATACCACCGGCTGGAAGAGGAACATTTCCCGGAAGGCTTGAACATCTGCATGCAAGACTTCCAGAACTGTCTGTGCGAATTTTCCAAATACTGGAAGGCGTATGACGGATCAGGATTTCCAAAGCAAAGGTACTGACGGGAAGCTGGTAAAGCGATTTCAGTACCCCGACGGAAGACTTACAGCCCTTATCGCAGTGGGGAACGATTGGCAGGTAGTTGTCTTCGCTTCTTCGGAAGCCGCCAATGCGTTTGCGAAGCATTTCAATTTGACAGTGGAGGAACTAAAAGATGGAACTCAGGTCCCTGGAGGCGAGTAGCCTATTTCACGAAGTGTTGTGGAACATGCGCATCAAGGCGATCATCGAGGGATCGCGGAATGGAAGGGTCAAAACGATTCTTGAACCCGTGACCCTCTGTACTCTGGAGCCTACTCACAGAGTGCTGTTCGTACCCCAACGGAAGGAAAATCCTTATTTCCACTTCGCCGAGTGCTTGTGGATGATGGCGGGGTGCCGCTCAGTCGACTGGTTGTCTAATATTAATCCTCGGATGGCGCAGTACGCCGAAGCTGATGGTCAAATTCACGGAGCATACGGCTGGCGCTGGAGAAATCATTTCGGATTTGATCAGATCCGAGCTACCGTTGATCTTCTTCTACGGCAACCGAACACTCGCCGGGCTGTGATCGAAATGTGGGACGCCCCCAACGATCTGAATGCGGAAAAGAATGATCTTCCCTGCAACACCCACATCTATTTCCGCAAGGTGGGTGAGTACCTGGACATGACTGTGTGCAATCGATCGAATGATTTGGTCTGGGGCGCTCTGGGGTCAAACATTGTTCACTTCTCCTTTCTGCTGGAATTCATCGCCCATGCTGTTGGACTCAAGGTGGGATGTCTCTATCAAGTCACGAACAATCTCCATGTCTACGAGCGGCACTGGCATTTTCTGGATGTGCCCCCACAATATCATTCGTACGCTGAATTAGGAGTCTCCCCGTACAAGATTATTAAGGGGGATTTCGAAGTATGGTTGGAGGAGTGTGAAGACTTCGTCGTTGGAAATAGAAGACAAAGATTCTCCGAACCGTTATTTACAGAAGTGGCAGCGCCACTTCTGGATAAGGCCCCAGACCTCTGCAAAGCGGAGGACTGGAAATTGGCGTGCATGAACTACGACAAAAGGAAAGCGAATGACGGCTGAACAAATAGGGAATCTGTTTCGAGCGTACGACGTGAAGAGGTACCACACCCTGCCTCTTCATCGTGAACAGACAGTCGGGGACCACACGGCTCGGGTGCTGGCGCTGGCATTCTATCTGCATTGGGAGGCTCCCAGCGTGGATCTGGTCCAAGCAATCCTGGAGCACGACGCTTACGAGTTTCTCACGGGGGACATCCCCGCCACGGCGAAGTGGTTCGGCAACTTCGGGAAGGTGGTGGACGAGTTGGAGCGCCGGATGGATCAGGCGTACACCCTGAACTTCCGCTGTTGCGACAAGCTCTCAGGGGAAGAGCTTCTGGTCCTCAAGGTGGCGGACATGCTGGAGCTCTGCTGCCGCTGCTCGGCCGAGGTTATGATGGGAAATCGCTTCCTGAACCCCATCTTCCAGACGGGAGCGAAGTATCTGGAGACTCTACGAATCGAAATGCCCGAAGGGATGTGGGAAAAGGTTAACGTCCTATTGGGCCCAAAACCGGGTGGTACTACACCCCCAACCCACTAGGTCGGGGTGGTCTGGACAAGTCTTGACGTAATCCTTATAGGTGATACATGGCAAAGCGCCTTCCAAACCTCAAACAACCGTTAGCTGCCCCCGATTTAAAGATCCCGATTACTGGTGACAAAACGCTGTTTCGTTACGAAAAGCTTCCGGACGTGGAGGCAGTTCGTCGACAGATAAAGGAGTGCGAAGGAAGACACGTCCAACAAGTGGCGTTCAGCAGCTTTATGGACGCTCTTACTCAAGTGTGCTTCACCTGCCAGAAGGTGCGCAGCACCATCGAATGGGAAGGAAATAGATCATGGGGACCAAGAACCGAATTCAAGGAGTAGCTAACAGCAGGCAGGTCGGAGGAACTCATTACAAGGCGGATGGAAAGGGAGAAGAACATTGGGACCGAGTCGTACGTCTACGACTCGATTACTTCCAGGCGCAGATTACGAAATACACGGAGCGCGCTCACTTGAAGAACAAGAAAGAGGACATCAAGAAGGCGCATCACTTCTGCGAGAAGTACCTGGAAGTATTTGACATCATGTACCCCGTCAATAAGAAGTAGCCAAGGAATTAGTGACTGTGGTACCATATTTCTGTAAGGTGAGGCGCCACAACTGCGAGTCCGTCGTGGGCTTCGAGACTCTCACCAGCGAACAACGGCACCGCGCCGCCCGCCATTCTGGTCTCGGAGCGCCCTTTGCCTGTACCGAGGGGAGCAGGAACGGACGATCCCCTCACGAATTCTAAAGGGAGTTACTTGTGGAAGACATTTTCTATCTGCACTGCCGAAAGTGCGTCCAGGAAAGAATCAAATCCGGTGTAGCTGAAGCAGGAATCGTAGCGATCATCTTTGAGCATGATCTTATGATTCTCTGCAAGAACGTCGAGCACGGCCTCATTCACATGCAGCCCTATGTCGGCAGACCAATAGAGGGGTGCGAAGAAGTTCATGTTGAGCGCCCTCGTAGGAAGATAGCCATCGGTGGTAACCACGCTCAATTTCTGAACTACAAGCACGAACATAAGCTGGACAATAGAGCAATCGTACATGCTACCCGTATTGAACATCTCTTTGGCTTGGAGTTGAAGCCGGAAGATGTAGTCCGCCTTGGCCCGGTGTCCGAACAATTCGAAATGATTCTAAAAACGAGGTTTAGATGAATCCAATGTTGGCCGCGTCAATAGGGGACACTTCGATCCTCCGCTACCCCCTCCTAGCAAGCACGAAACTTGATGGCATTCGTGCGTTTGTCGAGAAGGGCGTAGTGCTCTCCAGAAACCGCAAACCTATTCCGAATATCTACATTCAGGAAATGTTCAAGCACCTGGAATTTCACGACGGCGAGCTTGTCACCGGCCCGCCCAATTCTCCTGACGTCTACCGGCGCACGATGTCCTGCGTAATGTCGCAGGATGTTCTCCCGCAAGGGACGAACTTCATGGTGTTCGATCACCTGCAATACCCCGACCTTCCGTACACGGAGCGTCTCCAGTGCGTCCATGAAGAGTGGCGCCTGTCGCAGACCCTTATCAACTCGGAGCTCGAACTTCTGAATCTGGAAGAAGTCGCGCTGCGCGCGGGCTACGAAGGGATCATGCTGCGGAAACCCGATAGTCCCTACAAGTACGGGAGGAGTACTCTCTCCCAGGGCTATCTAATGAAGCTCAAGCGGTTTTCCGATAGTGAAGGGACGGTCGTCGGGTTCGAAGAGTTGATGCATAATGGGAACGTCGCCAAAATCAATGAGCTTGGGTTCCAATCGCGGAGTTCTCACCAAGCCAACCTCGTTCCCATGGGGCGGCTCGGCGCGCTGATTGTCGAGTGGGAGGGGAAGCTCTTCAACATCGGGACAGGCTTTACAGACGCAGAGCGAATCGATATATGGAATCGCAAGGAACAGTATCACGGCAAGCAGGCTAAGTTCAAATACCTGCCCGTGGGAGTTAAAGATCTTCCGCGACACCCCGTGTTCCTCGGCTGGCGGCTGGACTAATAGCCGATTGCGTCCTTGCCTTCATCTCCCTCGATAGAGTCTGGGCAGTGACGCTTATCGATCTTGTGAAGCTGGCGGCAGAGCCATTTGCAGAAGCGCGAGCTTTGTTCGCGTTTGCCGCATCGGGAGGAGATGGTCTCATCGGGGTCACCACCGAAGAGCGCATTTGCTAGCTGATCGAATCCGACCAAGACATTCTTTAGCCACTTCATTCGCAAAGTCCTTTCAGCGCATCCGGAAGCTTCGGGCAAACTACGTCTTTGAGCGTAGCGCAGCCCGAGAGAAATACAAAGGCGATTGCGAGCAGTAAAGCTTTCATCTGGCACTCCCTCCTGAGAGTCGTTCCATTAGTCGCTCATATCGATCTTGGCTGCGCTGTTCATTCTCGCGCATTTGATCGAATATCTTTGCGACGTGTTGACGCTGAAGTGTGATTTCCTCTCGCATTTCTGTGATCGCGTCCTGAACTTCAGTTTTGTCAGCTTTCAACTCCAGCTTGGCGTCAAAGAATTTCCATGCGCCAAAGGCCGCGCCGACTCCGCCGAGAATCATCCCCGCGAACCACTTCCAAAAGCCCGGATCGTTCTCCACACTCATGTTTTGATTATTTTGGTGACAATTGCTCTTGGACCAAGGTTGTTGTGAGCCCCGCCACCGCCCTCCGATTCAATCGTGTGAGTGTGTCCTACACTTACCCCTCCTGAAGTGAATGCGTGCGTGTGGTTCGCGCTAATTCCTCCGGTCGTTCCCGTGTGCTGGTGAGTCCCTGCTGACACCGCAGCATTCGCAATATTCGCCGCGCCAGAGCCTGTTTCAGTCCCTTGAACTCCGGTCACTCCGCCTGCGCTTAGCTGGACGGTTACATCGTGAGTATGTGCTCCATCAGATGAAGTCGTGAAAGAGTGCGTGTGATCTGCACTGACCGTACCTGTAGTTCCCGAGTGGGTATGGTCCGCACTCTGACCGCCGGTAGTACCTCCATGGGAGTGGGCCGGGGTTTCTGAGAGCGCGAGCGTAACCGTCTCCGACCCTCCCACGTTACCGACGGCATTTCCAAGAGTAGCAGTTCCGGCTCCTCCGGAACCAACCGCTGCGCGTCGTTGGAAGTTTGGAAGGCGGAAATCTGTACCCGCTTCACCACCCGTATTCCATGTCGTACCGATAGCTACGAAAAGAGCAGGTTGAGAAGCACGAGTGATGACTGAACCATCACAGAGAAGGTATCCTGCGGGGGCGCTCGCACCTCCGAAATCCAACATCACACCGGCAGGAATACCTTCAGGACCCACTACTCGCCAACGAAGACTGGTAGCGTCATACTGAAGAGCAACTACGCCGTCTGGATTAACAACGTAATCTCGTGTGAGTGCAAATCGGTTTGCTGCAGATGACCCTGCGTTTTCATCTTTGAGAATATAGGGGCTCGTACCCACGT